TCATATCAGGAACTTGTTCGCACCTTCCCTAGTAGCAGTGGTAATCTGCTTAACGTCACCGAAAGGCAGTAAGACGCGCTTAGAGACGCTCTCAGCGTATGCCATAACCGTAGCAACTCCGATACTGCGATTCATATAACGGCTAGCAAAGCTAATTGCTGCTGACCGATACAAAGTTAGCAACTCTTCGTCGTGTGGATCATACATGCGGAGGAAGTCTTGAATAATCGGCATGGGTAGCAATTGCTCGGAAATATCAACCTGTGATTGTACTCTGTATTCCATGCTCTCCCCTTCGATAAAAGAAAGGGGGCGCTAAGCCCCCCTATTTGCTATTACTTGCTGCGAGCAGAACGACCGTTAATGGTAGCCATCATGCCAACAACGGCTGCGTTGTCGTTAACAATGGTGCCAACGCGAGCCAACACATCGTAACGAACAGCGTGCGGGATAGCATAAGCGTTACGCAGAACAGTATACGCGGTCGGGATGTCTGCAATGTGAAACGCTTTATCCAGATGTCCGAACACACACTGAACGGTGTCGCCGACGTTCATCGGGTCAACAATTACCGGATAACCAAACAGAGTCCCTGCAACGCCTTGTTCTACAGACTCATGGAGGTAGTAACGGCCTTGACCATCAACACAACCACACAGACGTTCGAACAGGCTACGAGACATTACATACTTACCACCCAGAGCATACGCAGCAGGCAGAGCAAAAGGCAGCTTGCGCAGTTCTTCAATCAACTGAACATCATCAGCGATGGTCGGTGCAACAACTTTATACATGTCCAGTTGGCGAGTAGCCTGGTCTTTAACACCTTCTGATTTATCGAAGCCCTTGTAGAAACCGCGAGGTTGTGAACCAGTGCCGGAACCATTCAGAACACCCAGAGCCAGACCACGAGCCATCTGATCTGCTACGTCTTCCATCAGGAATTTTTCTGCGTTGAACGCGAGGTTGTCGCTAATGGTTTCGATGGAGATAACTGGAGCAGCAGACAGTTTACCAACGGAAAGTTTTACTTTGCCGAAAGTCGGGGTAGCGGTCATCGGGATACCGTTAACGTCGACGTTTTCACCCTGCCATGAACAAATACTGTGGCCAATCTGAACAAGTTTTTCGTGGTCGGTAGAGCTAACAGTGGTGGAGCCAAACAGCTTAGCAACAACATAGGCATCTTGCAGACGCTTAACAACAGAACCGGATACTTCTTTAACGATACCAGCACCGGCGGAAGTGGCAGTACCAACAACGAAAGCAGATTTGATTTTACCATCTTCGATCATTGCCTGATTCGCGGTGCCGTCACCGTGTGCAATAGCTTCGAAAAATTTAGCACGCATTTCGGTGGCTTCGTCTTTAACTTCTACAGTCGGAGCAGATTTAGCAGCGGCCAGTGCATCCTGCATTTCAGCCATTTTGGCGGTCAGTGCTTCTACTTCGGTGTCACGGGCTTTAACAGCAGCCAGAGCGGATTCGATTTTAGCTTCGATAGTCATACTTAATTTACCTTAATTAACGTAATAGAATTTGAGAGAGGAAGTCGATTAACTTCCCCTTGGTCTTTGTGAATATATTTATGTGTGCTCTTACGAGCGATTTAGAGTTGCAATAAGCTCGTCTAATTTTCTTTCGGCTGCTTCGCTGATTACCGGAGTAGCAATAATTGCTGCTGGCGCATCAACAGGCGCTGCCTTAATAGTTGTTGCGTCGATACGTGACGCTTCATTGCACGCAAACGTAACAATGGAAATTTCCCGGCAGTCAACTTCTATCAGGAAATTGGTATTAGTCCCCGCGTCGTATTTCTCCTCAATAGTAACGTAACCGATAGACAGACTATCCAACGCACCCATTTTCAGAAGTGAATAAGTCTCGCGACCCTTAACAGTATCCAGTGCTAGACGACCAGTAACTTTTAGTCCGTGCTCGTCTTCTTCCATTGATTCCCATACGCCGATAACATCGCGGTAATCGTGCTGTAGCAATAGCTTCGGCATAGTCCCAGCAGCAATATGACGATCGATAGATTTCTTAAAGCAATTATCTACAGAAACGTCGGAGGCGTGGTCCTTAAACCATTTAACATTCGCGTATCCAGAAAAACGACCCTCTACTTCCTCTGATACACTGAATGATTCCATCTTTAGATTAAGATTCTGAATCACTCTGTTTTCCCTCTGTGGTATTATTTATATTGGTCTCAGGAGACATACCAAATTGGTCGATCGTCCCGAATTGAAGGTTATTCGACCCAACAACGTAAATCGGCTGCGCGTGAATACGCTGTAGTCCGAGATATTGGCGCGCATCGTCCAGAGAAATAACGCCAGCGGTGAGCAGAGACTTAACGTACTCGGCTGCTTCTGACGGAGATCCGCGTAGATAGCCTGTAGTATCCAACTGCAAAGCAGTATTAACTGGCAGAATGGTACGGAAACGATTTTGGATTTTTACGATAATTGCCTGTAAGCAACTCGTATAAAAGACCCGGTGCGTATGTGCGCTGACCTCGCCGACACCAAGCAATGGCAACGGTACACGGAATATTGCAGCAACGTCGCGTACTACCTGCTCTCGTGCATCCAGCACCATAGAATCGCGCATTGAATACTTATTCTCGATAAAGCCTAGGCCGTCTTCCAAAATACCTAGCCGATGGCTCGACTCGTCCCCTGCATATTGCTGGTTAATTTGCTTACCAATGCGCGCAAACGCTTCATCGGATAGTCGCTTACTAGTAGTGACCCAGCCGCCCACACGGCTACCCTGTTTATAGAAATTGAGGGCGTTACGTGTAGCAGAACTAGATAATGATAACGCGTCCTGGCTGATACCAATTTTATCCAGCGGCTCGTGTACCTTAAAGCTCGTGTCCTTAATGTGTAATACAGACTTAGCGGGTAACGTAATAGTCTTGCCATCGTTTGTTGTGCAGCGATACGACAGATCGTGACCATTCGACATAAGAGTAACTTGGCTAGGGTCATTGAATGGCAGAATAGATAATACTCGGCCTCGCTCGTCGTGTTGTACCCACGCAAAGGATTCAGAGCACATAACAATCTGCATTACCATTTGCTCGATCATTTCATTCGCAGTCTGGAAAGCATTAGGCTTTGCCGTCAGCGTATGGCTTTGCATTGAGCTAGTATCCTCTACATAGTCACTACCCTTTTTCATATAAAACTTAATCGGTAGCGTAGAAATAGTCTGTGCAATTACTCGCGCACAACTTGCAACGGTACTATCTTTAAGTGCTGCTTCATGGCTAATATGTCCACCACCATGTGCAACACTGAATAATTCATTAAAAGTCTGTGCAGACTTTCTATTTAGTAACATAGGAATCCCTTAAAATATCTAAAGTCTTGTGTCTCGTAGACCGATTCGGAATTATCACGTAAGATTGCCTGCGACATACCGATTAAGAAAGCTACGCAGGCGTCTATTTTCTTTTCGCGTTGTGTGGGTCGAACTACGCAAATATCATCATAGGCTCCAGTCTTCTGACGAGCATTACCCATACACCACTGAAATAATTCTGACGAATACCTTAGAGATTTGGACTTAATTAGCGTCTGCGCTGTAATAGCGCTAGTGCTTAGCCCGTATCCTTGCTTAACCGATACTGCTTCTATTCCGTGTGCATCTTCCAAATCACTTGCGAATTTAATACCACCCGCTGCACCGTCAATTGATAGTGCTTTAACGTTATAGTCCTCGTGTGCTCGTAGGATATCCTCTACGATATAATCGAAGTCTGTAACGAGTGTAGGGGTAATAATTAATTCACCGTCGCGAGAATAAGCCATATATCGATCCTGTATTGTCTGCTGTGCTGCTTTGAAAGCTGAATCAGGGATATACGACTTTTGGAATACATCTACGCCGCCATTGTCGTTAGGGAATATGTATACGAGGCTGGAGAGATCGCTCACACTCGCTAAGTCAAGCCCCAGATAACAATCGCGTCCGGCGTAATCATCTATATTTAGTGCGTGGTCTTTGCACGCTTCCAATTCGTTAGCGTCTACAAAGGAGTCTTCGTTAAAGCTCACGTACACGTTGCAGTGCTTGGTAAGGAAATTGGCTCTAGCCTTAGCGTTGCGCGTTGCTTCGGTATAAAAACAACGCAGCGCTTCTAGTGATACCGCATGGCCTAGTGTTGGATTGGCGTGTTTCCACAACTCTTCATCATTCCAGCGATCCTCGTTCTCTTTGTCCAACTTGTATACACAGGATAAGAAGCGGTCGTTTATAAACACGTTCTGCGCGATTTCGTCGGCTAAGTCCATCATCTCTTTACCGTATGTATCGAGATCGACGCCCGCAGTGGTAATCATCATCAGGTGAGGATCGCGGCTGCTGCCCATACCTGTGCTGAGAACGTCAACGATTGAACTATCACGATGTGCGTGCAGCTCATCACATACTGCCCCCACGACCCTGAGTCCATCTAAGGTCGAACTCTCTGATGAAGTTGCGATTATCTTGCCCTCTGACGCCAATATACGGATTTCATTCTGTAGGACGCGGAACTGCCGACGAACACTAGGAGTCGCTGAGCGAATCATCTTGCCAACGTCTTCGAATGCTAAGCGTGACTGCTTCTGAACTGGACCGGAAGTTGTGATAATCGGACTTCCATTTGTAGTCGTCAGGGCTTGTAGGATACAAAATGCAGCGGATAGCACTGTCTTACTATTACCACGAGCCACTGCAACATAGGATTTCATGAATCTACGATCGCCGCGAAGAGTCTCGCGTGCCTCGTCTGAGTAATACCACGCAAAGATCTGAGCTAGACAGAAGCCCATCCAACCCATAATGAAGAATTTTTGACCTACTACGTCCCCCTTTGGATGGCGAAGCGAGGAGCACAGCAGAAATACTAAGTCGGCGTCGTCTTTATCGAATACAAGGTCTTTGCGATTCAGGTCATATACAAAGCGCTCGCAGGCTGCAATCTCTGATTTACCAGCCGGACGGATACCCACCAGCACGTTGTAGACGTATTGATAGATGGCTTGCCAGCCTTGAAAGTATTCACCCTGTATCGAGTGGCCGTATTGGTCTGTTAGCTTTGGCTCATTCTTGCGAAAATTTAAAAATTCGATATCTGGATCAATTTCCCAGAAGCGATACTGATAACTAGTCATACTGTGCTCTCTTTATTAGCGCTTCACTCTTGCTTTAAACGCTGCGCGCGTGCTTTCAGCGCCTCCATTAATGGATCTTGTTCTTCTTTCTCGGCTGCTAATTCCTTTGCAGCAACTTTTGATCGCGGAGTCATTAACAACTCACTCATACAATGCTTAATTAGTCGGCTTGCTTGGTCGCGTACTGTCACTGCTGGATTACTCTTAGCTCCGCCTTGCTCTGTCTGGATATACATTCCAGTACAAACAATATCGTTGTGTGCCATGTTGTATAACGAGAAGTTATTAACGAGCAATGCGACTGTGTGTAAGTCAGTAGGCTTTAACGGTCGCTCTGCTTCGATTTGCTCCTTAATTTGCAGAAACATTTCCTGCTCTTCTTCTGTCAATGTAATATGGATATTCATTGCGATGCGCCTCGTAGTATTTTCACAATTAACAACAGGTCGGTAATAGATTCGTCGGTAACTTCGTTGCGGATATTCATACCATCAGGGCTAAAGAATATCCGGTATACAGTACCTTTAATTACAACTACACGGTCTGGGTAGTCGTATGGCGAAAATGAAAAGTTAAAAGACTCCAACGCGCGGCGATACTTCTTCTCTACTCGTCTGGCTTTCGCCTCGGATACTCGCGATCCAATCGCTGAGATAATTACGCTCGTCTTTTCTCGGATGGTCTGAATAAAGCCATTGATAAACTGCATTAGGATTTCCTATTAATCTGGTAAATTTGGTTGATTTGATTCGATGACAGCGACTACAGAGGCATACCAAGTTACGCTCGTCTAAGTCGTAGTCGTCGGTAATACTTCGTTCTAGCCAGTGGTCTACGTCGGCGGTTAAGTCACGCTTACATAGCTCACAGATAGGCCGCTGCGCTCTTAGTGATTTACTTAGTGCTCTCCATTGGGTAGTAGAATAAAAGCGGCCACGGTCAACGACAGCGGCTCTACGCTTATTCTTGTATGGGTGCTTAGAGCAGCGGTGACCACCTGCCACCGCGATTGATTTGCAACTCGGATAACTACACAACTTTCTCAATTACTCTGCCTCTCGTAGCACCAGCAGCGTTAATTGTTGATTGAGAATATTTCGCTCTTTCATCAACTGCTCGATTTGTTCGTTCTTAATATCCAATACCTCACGATAGGTATTAGTGCTCATCCACTGTACGCCTACAGCAATTACTAGTAATGCGGTAATAAGTTTTTGCATGTGACCCTCGTTAAATAAGTTGTAGTAATTGGAATCTGACTTTATTTATAGAGGTGTTAAGATGGCAAAAAGAAAGGAAGTTGTACCGTGGGATGGCTTACCGGATGGATTCGAGCCAAAGGCTAATCAATTTGGCTTTGTGTATATTCTGGAATGCGAGGACGAGGGTAAACATAAAGGAGTCAAGTACATTGGCTCAAAGAGATTTTGGAGTATGAGGGCTGATAAGAAGTCGGAAAGCGACTGGCGGAAGTATCAGAGCAGTAGCACTACGGCTAAGTCTTGGAAGAAAGTTAAGAAGACTGTATTGCATATTGCTTCGAGCAAGTTCGAACTTGAGTACCTCGAAATTTTATACATTATGGAAAGAGAAGCATTGCTTCGAGACGACTTCTGCAACTACATGCTCGGTCGAATAACAATTGGTCGCCGTCCTGCGTATATGGCTATCAAATAACAGAGGGGAGCTTAGCGGCTCCCCTTTTCTTTTGGTTGTGATATGTGTTGTATTAAGGGCTTACGCGTTATTATTGTTGCAATACCGTGTTTAAGCCGCATTCGTCCGGGGAAATTTTACTTTGAAATTTGAGGCGGTGTGAATGACAGACGGAGGGGGTTATGTACTATATGTAGTATTTCCAAATTCCACCCCCCTATATGTTGTGTTTTATTTTATTCGCAGTAACCGAAGTTGTCGAAGCAATCGCAGTAGCCAATCAGACGAAGCAGCCAGGAATCATCAAGCAAAGATAATACCACCAAGACGCTCGCGACGATGGTACTCACACATAGCATTGTTTACTAGGTACTCATGGTCGATAATACCAGCAACGAAGTTGATCATATCTTCTTTACTCGCTTTCTTCTGTCCTTTACTCGCACGAATAACTGCATCGGTACTCATATCTAATACGAGTGCTGTCATTTCTGCACCGATAACTGTAACTAGCGCAGAAGCTTTGTTATTCTGGTCTTTAGTGTATACAGCAGGACGGCCACGAGATTTAGTAATAGTCATAATAGATTCCTTTATGTTCTTTTCAAGTTGATAGATAATATGAAGCAACTTAGCTGTGATTATTGATTTAGTTAATTGCTCGCAGTTGTAATACAGAAGAAATTAGGCTAATTGAAAGTGAAAACTAATCGACTTATAACACAGAGGCATAACTAGAAAGTAATAATAGCGAGTATGTTATAAAGCAATTATTCCTCATGTCGCAGTGCATCAACTAATCCATTATGTTTGATTGCGCACTCGCCATATTGTGTAGTCCACTCCAGCATAGTAGTTAGTATCACGTCTCCTGTAGTATCTTGTAGTTGTGGTAGTGTCTCAGGGCATTTACTTAATAGGCTTTCTTGTATTGCCTGTGGCTGCATTGTTAATTGCTTGCAAGCCGTCGTGGTCGAAACAATCCCGACTATACACAGGACGCTCAATAATTGTCTGTATCTCTTTGATAGTGGTCTTTTCATTTGCTCTTAGCTCTTGTAGCTTCTGCTCTACTATCTTTGCTATGTTGCTTTCACGTTGTATATGCTGCTTCGTTACTTCCTGTGCTTTGGCGTCGAGGCTGTATTGATACCAGTCTCTTACCATCCATCCAGACGCAACGAGCAGCACGACAGCAGGTAGATTCATTCTAAGCATAGTCTCGTACTCCTCTCATATTACTTTTTGGTAATTATAGTGTTGGTGTTAGCAGTAGCGATTATATTGCTTTGTTGCATGTATTTATACACGTATATACCGACGCATAATAGAAAGGCCAACTAATTAAGCTGACCTCTGTGACTTCCCATAATATAATAAAGAGTGGTTAGTTTTATCTAAAGATCAAAACTCAGATATACTATCATCCGATGTCACATAGATCTCCTGCTCTCTCTCAACCTCACTGACACGCCATTCATCCTCGCCACTAATATACCAAGAACTCGTGTCTAACTCTAATTCATCGGAAACAACCTCAAGAGTTTCTGGTGATTCTATATGAGACCTTAATGATAAGCTGAACGGATACTCTTCATCAAATGAGACCCCATCACGACTAGGCCCATACTCTTGAGTTACATAAGCTGTTCCATCAACAGACATATAAATATAATCATCATCAATTGAAGTTATTTCAATCCTTTCAGTTTCGGTATAGTTTATATATGCATGACTAGCAATCTCACTGAGCGCCCCAGAATCACAGTATACAGACATATCTGTTACAGATTGTCTGATCTTTTCTTCTAAAGTAGATATGACCTCTTCTTGGCAACGTTCAATAGAGTTTAGAATTTCCGTTGCTACTTCAATCAAACACTTTACATTTTCAAAAAATTCTTTTGGGTTAGGATGTAGTGATTTCTCTGTAATATGAGTAAATTTACTCAGTTCACGATACAAAGGAATCATCTCACTAATATTTTCATCTAATATTTCAGTATATTCCTGTCCTAAATATTCATCAGAAATACCACCTTGCGCGCAATATTTCAAGGTCTGCTTCCTTGTTACATCACGCTCTTCGCTTATCTGCTCATACCATGCGGCTTTCATCACCTTTTCATCTGGTGATTTCCTTTTCAGGATAATATCAATAAGCGCCCTAAACGAGAATGAGAAGTTATTAAATCTCAGTGGGTTACCATGTGAAGCATAATTTCTCAAGCTAGCATAAAAAAGCTCTCTTTCAAAATCAGTTACTAAATGCTTTTCAAACTCTTTGACAAATGAAAAGTTGTATAATTTTTTTAGCTTCATTAAAAAGTATTCTCCATGACTAGTTCAACTTATTTTATATATAAAATACTTAATATAGAATTTGCTTTACTTACAATTTAGGTTTATCTCGCCTTCTTTATGATCAATAATAATCATATTACGAAATCCAGACTCAATTTTATACCCTATTGCAAGAAATTCATCTTGTTTGTCGTATTTGACGGCTAGTCTGCGGACTTGTTCGACAAACTGAGATGAACGCTCACGAACGCAAAACCACACATCAGTCTTCTCGGATGTGGACCAGTTTGTTTTTATACCACTAGCAGTAGTCAACGTCCTTTGGCCAAAGAACTCCAACGTAGCGAGTAACCATTCATATTCATCGTAGCGGCTAGGCTCATATACAAACGGGAAACTGTCTGAACCGATCTTAGCCTTGGGTTCCGGCAATGGCGCAGTTTCTACAGCAGGAGCCTTTGTCTCTGGCGCAGCCTCAGCAGCAACTGGCTCACTAGTAGCAGGTTCTGCTTTCTTTTCGCCCGCAGGGAGAATCAGGGTCTGTGCGATCTCCGAAATACGTGCTTTGTAAACAGCAATCAGATCAGCTTGCGAAGCAGTAGTATTACGAACGTCCTTTACCCACGCACGCTGAGTTGTTTTTAGTTCAGGGTTGACTGCAACAGCAGCACGGTAGACGTTATTCAACTGTTCGTCCAGTTTATCGAGTTCTGGAACGGTGCAAATAGTAATTTCAATTGCAGACGATGCCTTAGCACAGTCAAAACCAGCAGCGTTTGCAGTAAAAGCAGATAAACACAGTACAGCAGCTAAAATCTTCTTCATACATCCCCACCTCATAGACTTATTACATTATTATACAGTCACCACTTAAAAAACAAAATAATGCATCAATATCGACAACAATGGATACTGATAGAATGAAAATGAGAGTTGTCTGTTTTTGATATTCATATCAAAAACAGACAACTCTCAAAATTGCAAGATCATTAATTATGTTACTGCTAATGAACTCATACCGCCATAACAGATAACCGAGATTTGCGTCTCTTAATTGCCTCCTCTGCACGTTTATAAATTTTGGTACGCCAATTCTCTAATGCGATAATATCAGAAAGAAGCTCATCTGGTTCAGGAATTGCAACACCGCCAACCATAGCTTTGTCATGAGCATAGTTAGAGCATTTGCTCATACCTGCATCGACTTCTGCATAGTCATTATCATCGACAATAACACCAATGAGTCTTTGCGTTTCTACACCCTTGCGGAAACGGATAATAACTTCACGCAAGAGAACTTCTTCTACCGCCCGTTCCCATGCCATCCGTAAGCGAAAGTATGCATCCACTGTTTGTCGTTGATGTTCCTGTTCATTGCCTTCTTTGTATAGCTTGGCGATCTGCTGTTGTTGCGCTTTTAGCGCGCCGATGCGTTTACTTGTATTTTTCCCCTCAAACGGTAACTCAGGATCAGCAATACCAAAACCTTCTGCACGGCGGGTAAGGCTTTGAGTTAACACAGCAGCACCTGCTCGCTTTGCCTCCTCAGTCAACAAACAGAGGAAGTAAATGTCATGGGTAAAAATGATGACTTGTCGTTGCAACGCTTCCGTTGCGAGACGCTTTGCGACACGTTCACGTCGGCGATGGTCTAAGGAGGATACAGGATCGTCAAATACTACACCGCCTTTGCTGCCGCTCAGCCCTACTTCAGCAAGAAACGAACCAAGTGCAATGGCTCGTTGTTCACCCTCACTCAATATTTCACCTGGGGCACGACTTTGTGGTAAATGCAGTTTAAGTTTATGTAGTGCTTTCCCTCGTTCTGTACGACTTTGTAGTGAAACACTCAAAGTACCAACTCCCAATTCCTTAAATTCTTGGTTCAGTGCATCTTCTAGTTCTTTGGATACAACCTTTTCCGCCAATTCAGATGCTTTAATAGATATGGCATTTGTTCTGACTCCCTTCAGACACTTTCTAAGCTTTTCTAGGTGTCCAAGCTTTTGTACTGCGATAAGCACTGCTTCCTTTACCTGGCTTAGTTTTAGTCGTGCATCCAATTCTTTGAATTGCTTCTGTAAGGCAATTCGAGCTTCTTCATTAGAGGCCTTTTCTAGAGATTCTGCATCAGCATCCAGTCTATTAGCTAGTGCTTTTAACTTAGCTTCGGGATTCTCTAACACTGTATCCAATCCAGCCAAGTTCCAGTCATGCGAAGCAATCGCTGATTTGATCGCCTTGTGCCGGGTTTCCAGTGCAACTTCGAATGCCTTGATCTCTGAGACTAATGTCGGGGAAATTTCATTTATCTCCGTCTGAATCGCTTCATCAAAGTTCAACGTGATAACTGCGGCATTGAATCTCCTACATTCATCATTGAACGCATTGCGACATACCTGAGCCGTTTTTTCTGCCTCAGCTTGGATAAATGACTCGAATCGTAGCAATCTTGCCGCACCTTCAGCCAATGGCTGTTGGCACAACGGACATTCATCATCCTGACTAAGATTAGGGAACTGCTTATCTGGATGAGCTTCTAAAGAAAATTTACGAGCTGCATTAAATAGCTCTCGCCACGCTTCTCCGCCAGTCCCAGGCAAAAGGTCTTCCCCCTCCTTAAAGCTTTTTGCGGCGAGATCGGCTGCATCTTGGGCTATACGTAATTTATCAGCGAGACCTTTAAACTTTTCAATAGCTTCTGTGCCAACGATAAGCCCTTTCTCGGCTATGTTTTTAGCAAGTGATGTAACACGATGTGCGCGTAAGCGCAATAACTTAGCTTTTTCTTTTGGATTATTTTCTTGGAGGCTTTTCTCTAGGGTCTCTCGTAATGTAAGCTCTTCTGGACTGAGCGTTGCGAGAGATTCAATTAATGTAACATTAGATTTCGCATTAAGGCCTGAGATCAACTTACCTACAGCCGTTTCACCATGTAGATGGGCAAATGCGGAAATATCTACTGCCGATTGCCTTTGCTCCACTTCAATAGATGCTTTCAGTTGTTGGCATACTTGTGCAAGCGCCTCGAACACTCCCAAGCCATATGGCACATAGGAAAAGTCATCCTCATTGTCCAAGTAGGCACGCGCGCAACGCGTATCGAAAATAGAGAAAGAGGAAAGCTCATGCGGTGCTTCTCTCCCTTGCTGCCAAGTTACCTCCTTTTTCGTTCCATCGATAGCTATATCGAATGAAGCTTGGGCATCGCCAGCTTTTGATTTTGGTAAATTAGCATTGGGATGAACAGGTTCTGACTGATCTCGAGCACGACAAGCTTGTTTCAGTACCCGCGAATATCCTGATTTTCCTGAACCATTATCCCCATAAATGACAGTCATACCTGTTGGGCCTATCACCAATTGCTGATTTTCCGCAATAGCATTAACATTGTGAAGATCTTTGATGGTGAATAGTTTTATGTCTGTGTCTTTTGTCACAGGTACTGGAAGCTGAGCAGCAGTTAACGGATTAGCTTTGCGATTTTTAGGATCAGAAATTCCAAAATGCAGTTTGAGTAACGCATACAAATCATCATGATCCTGAGTAGTGAGAGTCTGTTTCCGTAACAAGCGAGAAACGGCATCGCTTTGCCACGGGGGAAGTCCCTGTGACCAAGCCAAAATTTCCTGCAAAATTGTCATAATTCCACCTGTAACTATTTCTTTTGAATATAAAATAAAAACTCACAGTATCTGGGAATGAATAACAATACGCCGCTAGCGTTTCAGCGACAATTCTTGAATTGTGACAACGGTTAAGTTTTTAGTATGCGGTTTCGTACTTTATGTATCTGCCACTATCTAGCTAATAATGATTGATTGAAACAATTTAAGTTGCCTGCTATTTAGTAACGCATCCATTTTATTTCATCATAAAATTATTAAAATTTCATATAATTACCATAAAGAACAGAATAAACACATCCAAAATAAATTAGCACTCTATATATTATCATTAAATGAAATAATAAAGGGCTACTCTGTGTCCTTCTAGTATCTAAACACTCTCACTTCACACAAAAATACGGAACAACATAGACGCGCCAGCAATAATAGTTATTGCAAAGTCCGCACTAACAGATACAAGCAGCCGTCAGCAGATAGCACGCAGTTGTAGCAGCCACTCTCAGCCGCACCAGATTGCGTTATCTAGTACAGGTAGTGCAGTTGTAGCAGTCTGGTATCAGATAGCGACAGAATGCGTTATACAGCGTTGTAGCAGTATTGGTGCTAGTTGGTACAGATTGGTACTAGAAAACTATTGCGTAGCGATTGGAACGTAGCGAAGCGGAGTTACAATCAAATTACTTACTTACTATTTTACACTATTATATTATAGACGATAATTAAGTAAAAATTAACACCATGTTAACATTGCTGGTAGCAATTATAGATGACTTCGTCATCAACTTTGTAGCACAAGTTTACAAGTTATTATCATTTGCTAGTAACAGTCTTGTACCAAGTCCTACCAGAACAATAGCGAAGCGAATATACCGAGGAGCGTAGCTCCGAGTGCGTAGCGATAGCGAGCACAATAACCGTTTCCAGTACAAGTTTAGTACCAGTCTGTTACTAATTGCTTCCAGAAGAGTTGTACGAAGTGATTGGCGTTAGCCAATCCAGACTGCTTCGTTGTGCGGTAGTTGGTCATGACTGGTACTAAGGAGTCGCCGCCTTGCGGCTCCAGTCGCTGGCGCTCCGTTCATGTTCTTTTGTGTTGTATCATGTAGGTGTGTAGAGGGATGGAACGGAGCGACGCGACGTTACAGACCTTAATACATCATATAATCATGCACCGCTGGAAGCCGCGTCGTTACTGGGTTTGCTTATACCTTTTTCCACAAATCGTGTACCTTTTTCCACAAATGGGTACCCTCAGAGTGTACCTTTTTCCACATTTCAGGGGCTTGGAAGTGTACCTTTTTCCACAAATTATGTACCTTTTTCCACATTTCCTTGTCCCTGTTTGACACACTCTATCACTTTCTTATGCGTATTCCTCGTTCACAGTCGGAGATATTGCCCCGTTAATAGTACCTTTCGGTGCCCATACAACTGTGCCAGTGCCACCAATTACCATAGGTGCAGTCATGCTTCCGTGATTCTCTACCCGTAGCTTAAAGTTGGGGTACAGCAGAAACAGATTCGTAATACCCGGATCGATACGCATTGTTGCACCAGCTTGGATAACGAACGTGTGAAGACGGTCACCCCACCAATACGACGGATCGAAGTCACAGCCCGCGTTTATCTCGTAATGTTGTTCAAACAACGTCATGTGTACGCCAGCCGGAATGATCCACTTGTTCTCGATGATGGGCGCTGTGCCTGTGTACTCGAATTCCGCGTCAATAACTTGATTCATTAATTCATCCCCATTGCCCCACCACTCACCATTCGGCCTATTAGCCTGTACGGTCATTACGAGCGTGTGCCCCATACTCTTACCTATCATCTCACTGAGCATTCCTGCTGCTGGTAATCCTAAAGCCTTTCTCGCTTCCAACATACTCCGCTGACCTGTATCTGCTACTGCACTACTCATCCAATTGGTAATAACTGCCATATTTGTATCTCCGTTAAGTTAATTTCCATATTTAGCGATTCTAGACCCCATAAATATATGCGTAACGAGTTAAGAGACTCACAACAGGAATCCAAACTTCCTAACAAATAACCTCAGCTATCTGTAATGCCACTTGATTGGAAATGTTTTTAGTTTTCGTCTGGGGGGCATTTACCATGTTTGGGCAGGTGGCATTACACATAGAGAATACTAGAAATGAAAGCTATTAAATTACACGTAAACGGCACCACCATCGAATTGAATACCCACGAAGTAAACGGCAAGACCCTGTATAAAGCACAGGATCTGTTAAGGGGCTACGGTATGGACAGCCGCAAGGCTAACGACACTATCCGCAACTGGAAAGAGTCTCTCATTACTAAGTCACTGAGAAAGCTTGAAAATTCTGGAACCGTGGAATTCACGGTTCCAGAAAATGGCTCAGTACGCGAAAATCGCGTATTGGGTCAGACGCTGGAAGACGAAGCAAAAGCAAAAGTCGAAGCGTTACTGGTAGTTGTTCGTGGCGGTAAACATCAAGGCACTTACCTAACTGAGCGTCAGATTTACAAGCTGGCTGGATATGTTGACGGCGATTTTGAAGACGCAGTATACGAAGCTTTCGAGGCACTGGTACACGGTGATACTGAGAAAGCATTGGCTATTACTGGTAGCGTTGCTGAGATTCACGAGATTATGTTGTCTAAGCGACCAATGGCTAAGATCGCCAAGATGCACGCACAATATGGATACCCGCGTATTAATCTTTTCGTGAAAGAATTCTTATTCGGTAAAGCGTCTCGTAACTTTAACGCTAGCAAGGCTGACCGTATGCGCCTCGCTAATAGCTTCCGTCTCTACATCAAGCAATACTACAATAGCCTACACGGTGAAGCAGCAGCCGAAGCACGAGCCGACGTTATAGAAGCAGACGCTACTGCAAACAACTATCGTCTACGTCGCCACAGCCAGTACGTGAGCTTCCAGCGTACCAGAGCACAGAAGGCTATTACACAACACGTTGCTGTAATGCGTCACAACGTACAAACGTTGTCGGCTTTTGGTATTTGATACCGTTATAAATAATATCAGTGGTAGGAAAGCTAACGCAGAGTGCGGTAACGAGCTATTGCAGTGCTACACGAATCGGGGGCTGTGGTACTTCCCGTACGGCGTAGTGTTTAGCTGATAGACGAAGTGAACAAGAAGCCCCTTAGATGGGGCTTTCTGCTTTGGGCTAAGGACAGAGTGAAAGTCAGTGAAATACGCATTATCCACAGTAACTGCTGCAAGATAGCAGAACCTAATGCAATAGCAGTGTAACTACATGATATATAAATGTAATAATTATTTTCTATCGAAGTTTGTGCAAACTTTATACTAACACCACTGGAAGCCGCGCCACACGGCGCTTTGACGAAATTTGTATAAAAAATATACGACCCATAAATAAGAGTGAGAGGGAAAATAAGTTACAGCACAAAAACTCAGGCAAATAGAAGGAATAAACACCATATACGCTCTGAGTGTGTGTTTTATACAACTTTCCACACAACCGCATGAATACAAAGGATATATTACAAATAGATTTGTAAAATCTACCGCCAGCAGATATCCAACCAGACTGCTCGTGTGGACACACATAAATACATGCATGAAACGAACCTGCATAACACACTATGCACAGGCCGAATCCGGCCATTATTTTTGACTATAAACTTACAGAGGTTGTAACAACATGACTAGACTGACCAACGCAGACAAAGACTTTATCGTACGCGCATACAAAGCAGGTGCAACGCAGCAAGAGTTAGCAGCACGCTTTAACGTTAGTCACGTTGCTATCGGTAACGTTACCAGAGCGCACGGGCTAGCAAGACCAGACCGCAAGCGCCCAGCATTTGATTTTGCTTCCGTGTGAAGCAGATACAGAAAAGCCCAACGGCGGCAACCATTGGGCTTTGACTACTTAAACAACTCACTCTACATACAGGTATATTTATGGCACGCGTTAACAAGGTATCCGTACAATACGGCATTAACAGAATCCACAACAGCAGTACCAGCACCACCCATACTCTATATGTTGCCAACGGCACGAATAACCGTCCTCGTACTCCGATCGAAGTACGCGGTAGCAAGACTCCTACCTTTAAGGATCTGTGCGGCTGGCTTCGTACTGAGCACCAGCGCGTATACGACAGCATTATTCGCAAAAAAGAGAAATTCAGCACTGACGCACTGTGTGCTGTATGGATTATTGACGGTCGCCCGGTAGTGTATATCGGCTCCGCTGACCATAGCGACGCCAGCAAGACCCATTTGGTAATGTTCAACGGTGCTTGCTATAAGATGTTTGCTCTGACCCGTTCCGCTGCTGCTACTTTCAAGATGCGCGGTAATATCAAGACTGGTGCTAAGCAATTCTTCGACATAGCCGTACACGCTGAGAAAAAAGTTAAAGCACAGAAAGCTCCTGTAGAAGTTGTACAGCAAGCAGCCAAGGTAGAAGCACAGTTAGCCGAGATGGTAGCAGAGATTCGTATTGCTGACGCAGCCGTAGAAGCGCCTGTAACGCATTCTGAGCAGGTCGAAGAGAAAGTAGTAGCCGATGCTGACGTTGCAGCACAGCAAGCACAGGACGTTGTACAGGAAGCACCAAAGGCACAGCCGAGCAAGAATGTTGTACCAATGGCTATTCGTATGCAATACGACCCGGTATACAGGGCTACGGTAGCATATGAGGCAGTAACGACCGTTGCCAACGACGAAGACGACTTCGAATACGAGCACGGCGGCTACGAATGGTACAAGCAACACTACGCACAGCAGTAAGAGAGACGGGATTAAAAAAGCTTTAACCAGCTATGGAGAATTGAATATCACATAATGTATTTCCGCCTCTTTTGATAAATAAATCAAATCACCGAAAGAGGAATCACTATGCAAGTTATCGACTATCGCACCAAAGATATTAGACCGTACAACGCCCTACTCGCTCGATATGGTCTCCATTACGAACACCTACCACAGAATCTAAAAGAAATATTCGACCAATGCGACGAGAATAAACGCCGTCAGTCCTGTGATCGCTTCCAGCAGAAATATAAGTGAGGGCTTATGTATATTCCTAAGCACTTTAAACTATATGAGTTGGTCTCAAAAGTTGATTACGAGAGCCTTGGTACTCGCTGCTGGCAATTACTCGACGAGCGTATGTTAATTACCCTCGATACACTGCGTGAGATAGCAGGAGCACCCATTACGATTAATACGTGGCATCACGGAGGCCAATTCAATTGGAGAGGCTTACGCACAGCAGCTTATTATGGCAGTCTACAGAAGTATGCGGATAGCAGATCACAGCACCGCTATGGTCGCGCATTTGACGCAGATATCAAGGGACTTACAGCAGAGCAAGCCAGGCAGCTTGTATACGCACATAAAGACGCCCTACCCTTTGTCAGCTTCGTAGAGGACAACGTTCGGTGGCTGCACTGTGACACACGTAACGGAGAGCGCATTACCGTATGGTGCCCCAACACAGGCAATTCTCGCATCATTTGA